TAGCCACTTACGGCTTACCCGTCAGCAAGATGTGATCACCATCCTTGCGGGGTTACACAGATCATTATCGAAGCCCCTCAGTGAAGAGCTTCTGTAATGCCGCTATTTGCCGACGCAATTCTGCGTTGGCTACCCTGCTTTCGCTTCCATCAGCGTGACCATGTCAGGGTCCATCTGGCTGACGATCCGCTCACGAGCGCAATTGAGAAGCTTCTTGCGACCACCGACGCCCCACTTATTCATTGCCCGGGCACATGCGCTGACCTCTTTGGTCTCATTGGCGATCAGCAGGTCAAGTCGGTTGAGTCGGTTCATATTACTAAGACCGTTGAGCACAGCCTCGCGGAAGGTTTCATAAACGCGGATTTCAAACTCCGGCTTAATCCAGGCGGCATATCTAATAGCGAGTAGCTCTGCAGCCCATACGCCGGGCTCGTCACCACCGCGAATTACTCTAAGTGCCTGGTTATCTTCCAAAGGACATTTTTGTCCTTTGCCTGCCAGCGCCTGAACGAAACGCTTTACTGATGCACTACGAATAAACTTGCCCGGCTTTTGTGACTCAGTAGCCTCACCTTTCAGGACAGCGGCGGCATGAAGATCATTCAGGCTATAGCGCCCCTTCTCGTCCACTCGGACAGAGACACCATTCACGATCACAGTTGGATATGTCATAGCGTGTACCTTTCTTTGAGATGAACCTTTGCCGCATAGGAAACCAGCCCACAGAGGCTCGCCAGCACTACTAGCTTCCTCAAAGGCTCATTTCAAAGGGTTCGGTTCTGTGGTTTGTATGCGCTGCGGTGCGCGGTGAAATTAGGGCATAAAAAAGCCCGACCGAAGTCAGGCTCTGTTATTTTGGTGACGAATCACTTAAGACACTGGGTGTTGATGTATTCATGCATCCCGTAGATCATTTTGTTAACGGTTTCGATTCCGTCCCGGTGATCGAAATAATTCCGTCGAGCGTCTGGAGTAAGTTCGGGGGCTCCTGCATCATCCACGCCGGAGGTGGAGGTGGCTTTGGACACTCCAGGGCAGGTTGCGGCGATGCGCAGCCGTTTAGCGCCAGAATCGACATCCCGACGCAAATCGTTAATGGTTTTTTTCGCATCGGACAATTCCTTCGTGTATTTGGCATCGAGCGCAGCGACGTCTCTCTGGCGGGTCTGCATGTCAGCGATAGTGTCATTTGCCAGGCTGAGTTGCTCAGTCACTTTGTCCCGCTGCCTTTTGAACTCGGTGGCGTTGTCGTGGTAGTGGCTGGCCAGCCAGCCGAGGCTGACTATCAGGCAGATCACAATGGCGCTGATAATGGCTGCTAATCGGCTCATTTTTGACTCCAGAGACAAACTTCGTGCTCAATCTCGCGGCGAGTTACCAGGCCTTTCCACTGTTTGCCCTTGGCGTAGGTCCAGCGGCGAAGCTGATCAGTAGGTCCAGCGGCGAAGCTGATCACATGCACCTTTCTGGTCGCCCTGGTTGATTTTGCGCAGCATTGTGGAGGTCTGGAAGTTGCCAGCGCCGACGTTATACGCGAATGAGTAAAGCGCCCCGCGCATTGTCTCGGGGATCGGCTTTTGGATGTATGGGTCAATCTGGCGAGCAACGGTGTTCAGGTCTTTGCTGAGCAGCGCACGGCATTCAGCCTCGGTGTACTTCTTGCCGAGCATGATGTCTTTGCCAGTATGGCCATAGCAGACAGTCCAGACGCCTACCACATCCTGATAGGGAACATATCGCACACCTTCAAGACCATCGTTACCAGTCGGGCCTGTGATGAGCGCAGAAGCAATGGCTATGGCGCCACCGCCGATGGCAGCGATAACGCTATTCCTCAGTTTTGGTGTCATAGCCATTGAGCCGATCCTCGCGTTCTTTCCGCCTGTAGTACCAGTTCACCCCACAGGTGGTAATGGTGCAGGCGATACCGACAATAATTGCCCAGTCACTCAGGGTCATCCCCGCTATTTTGTCGGCCAAAATCCATACCTCTGCCTTAACTGCCCCGGCATACGCCTTTGCTGAGACACCGCAGCCCGTCAGTGCGGTCCCGGTGCCGTATGAAAGTCTGCTGTAAATGGTGCTCATTTTTGTCATAACCTCACCTCCGTTGATGACGGATGGCGCTGTGTGAAGTGGGGAATGGCCACCAGATGAATTTACGACAAAGCACAAAGTGAGTGACGTTCTGGCGACCAAAACAGAAAGAGCCGCCTGTTGGCAGCCCTGTGATTCGGATTTACTTCTTTAAAAGCAGTGATATTATCGCGCTACCTGAGCTGAACCATCAGGTGTCCAACTTTTGCATGTCACCTTAATGCGCCCGCTGATTTAACCATCTCTAAGCGGGCTTTTTTTCGCCCAAAGAAAAGGCCCACCGAGTGGGCCTTCCGGCTATCATCATTTTTATATTGGCTGTGGTGCCGGGTGCCTCCCGGTGAGTCTTTGGTTAAACACCTTAACTCGCATTAACCATGCTAATCAGAAAAGGGTGGAAGCTTATCTCCGGTAGCTGAGGTTACGCCCCTCCGCATAGGGGGATTCACCACGCGCATACATTAGCTATGCAACATTCACTTAGTCAACATGCTGCGATACCAGTGCGCTAACTTCTTCCTTAAGATTCAATAATCAGTCGGATTATGCATAATCAATGCATGAAATATAATTTCAATAACAACAATAAAAAATCATCTAAAATTATAAATTTACCAAAACTATTGATTAGGATTTTTCTTACCCTCACCATAGAATCCTCCCCACAAAAAACAAAAATGTCCACATACATTTCAAGGGATTAAACCTGCATGGCAAATTTACTCATTTCAGCACTGGCGGTAGTTCTTTTTATAGTCGCTGTACTTTCTTTCGTTTCTTACACCAAGGACAGGAAAAAGCTTAAAAATACTTTTAAGAAGCGGTATTGATCATGCGCTGATCTTTATCTTAAAGAGGCTGAGCCCGTCAGCCTCTTTTTATTCTGATTGGCCAGCACACCGCCAGCGCCCCGACGATAACCACCAGCAGAACCAGATCCATCAGCATGCCAGCCACCCGCCAGGCTACGAACAGTAGAACGACAAACAGCGCCCAGCAACACAGCCTGCGCAGCATGATTACTTACCGTTGGTGCCGAGTACCCGGCTCAGGTTTTTCAGCAGGACAGTCGAGGCCGTTTCCAGCATGTCATCACCGGCATCGGTATTGGCGACCACCAGCGTCTTAGTGCAGGGAACCTTCACCTTCGAATCACTCAGCCAGCCGGATTCGGTAACCGCCTTTTTCATCTCGTACACCGGCTTCCCGTTCGGCAATTTATCGTCAACGTGCCAGCCGTTCATATCGATCATCGTCAGGCCGCTGCCTTCCTGATTAACCGCCTCCAGAAACTTATTCGACCGGTCCGGCGCAGATACCCAAAGGAAGGCGTCATACTCGCCAGTGGTGACTTTCGCCAGCGAGCGCACACCGCCTTTGGCATAGGTCTCTACTTTGGCGTAATCCTTTTCCAGCCCCTGCAGATATTGCCAGGATGCATACGATCCGCTGGAGGGCTCACCGACCGCGATTTTCACACCTGCCTTTAAATCACCTTCATCGCTGACCTTGCCGCCCTTCTTCACCGCGACAAAAACGCATTCATCAGCCAGCTCGCCGATGATGTCCACCTTCTGCGCTTCGTTGCTGTGGCGGCTGCGCCAGAACTGGAAAGCATCAGCCTGAGTGAAACCGATCTGGGCGGTACCGCTGGCGACCTTGTCGAGATTGTCCAGAGAGCCTTTACTGGGGATCACCGTCGAGCTGTAACCATACTCGCTGAGTGCGCTGGCGAGATTAACGCCGTACACCGCGTTATAGGTCAGGCCCTGTTGACCCGTAGTGATAACGACATCCGCAGCCGAAGCGGCGTTACTCAGGCACAGCGAAGCGACCGCAATAGCGGCCATGATGACTTTTTTCATGTGACTATCCTTTTGAGGTGAGCCTTCGCCCGGAGTGGTCGCCCTGCAGAACAGTCACACGACCATTCCAAAGGCTCACCCCGAAAAGCTCTGCAGGTTTTATGCGCCGGGCGTGGCGCGGATAAAAAAAGGCCACGCAAGTTCGCAGCCTGTGAATGGTTGCAGCCCTATAGCAGCATATCTCTACATTTGGTATGGTCAGATCGCCAGAAGTAACCACATCAAACATGGAGAATTACATGAGTGAGTCTAATAAACCAATCAGTGAAAATAAGCCTCAGCCAACAACCCAAAATAAGTCGGATACCAAAGCGCCTCCACCTCCACCAAGGGATTTTTCGATGGGACGGACAATAACTGGTGATTCTGCCCCGACAATTGGTGATTCTCTCCAGAATCTCACAAGAAAAAATACACCAGTGCCGAAACGGTAATGGATAAAGCCGGAGTAAGGATTGATGCCAGCCTTACTCTGGTTAGTCTGGTTCTGAGTTGTATATTTGCTTCCTGAAGTTCGCTTGCCGTCTGACAAAGATTTTTCAATCTATAGCGTCTCATCACCGATAAAGCACTATCTCCACCGATATAGCCATTGGCTCGCAGAGTCTCATAGTCACTCCCGGTTATGGTCTTGTACACCCTGGTATAGAGTACGTCAGGAGAGGTTGAAATTAATGCCCGCGTCTGAACGGATAACACCCTTAAAACCAAATAAACGGCGCATAACGTCCAGTACAGAGTAAAAATAGCCACGCCAGCATTTAAAAAATCAGGATGATCTTTTTGCGTCAGAAGGAGAAACGAGGAGCCAATGCCAACAATGAGGATGCTAAGCAGTTTATAGCCATTTTCTTTGTTCAGGGAATTCGACTGCGTGATCTCACGAATACAATCCTCTCCCTGCTTTTCCAGAAAATCCACGAGCTCATCATCAGCATCCAGAAAATAGTCATCGGGCAAATCTGACATTTCGACCTCACTCGCATCCTGAGATTTTTTTTTGATTTTACCTGAAGGCCCGCTAATGAGATACATCAGGCACCTAAATAGCTGCGCGGAATAGTAGATCACTGCAAGGGAACTCAGCCCGGATTGTGCGATCTGATCAATCGCCAAACCAACCAAAACCACCAACCGGACTGAGCGATGCCTAGAATACCACCAATACCCCGTGGCGAACGACGCCTGATGGAGAAAGCTATTCATAAAACGCGCGATAAAAATCATGCCCGCAGACTCACTGCCATGCTGATGCTTCATCGGGGTGAACGGGTCAGCGATGTTGCCAGAACTCTCTGTTGTGCCCGTTCATCCGTTGGTCGCTG